ATCCTCCCTGCCGTCTTTCTTGGGTTGCTCTTTCTTATCCCAAGCGTATGAGAGTAACGCTTTTCGAATTGAGTTACCACTTGCCCTCTCTCCCTTCTCCCATACTTCACGAGTGATCAAATACTTCCCTGAGTTAAATGCTCTCTTCAATCTTTGGACACCGTTGAGAACATCGGTTCGAACTGGATCAGTGGTTGACCTCATTGGCAAACCGATTCCACCTTCATCAGGATCTTTTCGAATTACTCTGAATGCTGAGAGTCCAGTGTGATCACTCCTTGCTTTTCCTGCTTTGTCAGCGACACCAGTGTCAAGCCAAATCCTTTCTGATGGTGCTGATGATATCAATGAACGAGGATATGCCACAGCAAGGATCATCAAACTGAGTTGTTCAATAGTTACTTCCTTGGGGTTGAACTCATGAACTATGATCGATGCTTCTCTTTTCTCATCGTATACAATGATCAAGACTGATGGTTTCCTGAATCCCCAGTCAATCGCTATTCGTCCAGTCATTGAAGGATGATATACAAAGTCATCAATGACATGCTTCTCATGATTGAATTCTGAATACACAAGACCGCTTGGCGGTTTTGGTTTATTCATGACCATCGCTTCACGCTCATCTTCAGGAAGGAGCTTCGTTGCTTCGAACCATTCAGAACTCAAGTTCTCTTCATTGACATATGAGGAGAAGAACAAAGGAAGACATTCAGCTTGTTCAGCTAACTTGACCCACCATGCATCGATTACAGGAAGACCAACAAGGATCATGATTGGACTTGGGCCACTTCTCAAACGACCGAGTGCTTTGTGTGCAACTTCAGAAGTCAGAGTCTGACATTCATCAATCATGCAGACTCCACTTGTAACATTCAAACCCTCAAGTGGATTGTGTGTTGCTTCTCTTGTACCTGGTCGATAATACGACCGACACCAAACGGTTGATCCGTTTTCGGTATCAGTCCATAGTTTATTGGTGTGATTGTAAGTCCAACCAAGAGGTACCAACCACTTCTCGATTTCTGGCATAAGTACACTGTTATATCGTGGAGTCGTATCTGTCACTATCAGCGATGATGTATTGGGTCGTAACTTTGAAACCAACAACATTGAAAAGACTAAGGCTGAAGTCTTACCACTTCCCCAACCACAACGAGCAGCAACAACACGATCTTGTTTTCCAATCGCTTTGAGGATTTGAGTCTGCAATGGATTGGGGTTGATATCAATCATTGACTACTCCTAATATTCATATTATATTATCATTTCTTGTTGATACATTAAGCACTGGCGATTCTTCACGACTCTGAATCGTCGGTGCTTTCTTGTTTTAAAATATTTGATCAGTGTAGCTCATTATTGCTTATATGCGAAAGCCTGACAGAATCAGCATGTTTTTCAAAAGCTCGATATTCTTTTTCATCGTCTAAAAAAGTTGACTTAACATCAAAGATGACTTGATCTTCATTGATATGAAAATAATCAAATTCACTCAAAGTCTTTGTATTCGGAACTGTCTTAAAAACTTTCGAATACAATCCAGGGATTGTGTGTATTCTATGATGAAATAAATACTGATCTCTTTTTCTCCAAAACTGTTCTCTACTTATATTATTGGGATGTTTTGTAAATATCATATAAGCATAATTATATATCGAGGTAGCTCGATACAATGCACCTTTTAATTTTTCTATTGTGTAGTTTTTATATAGATTTAATTTAAGGATAAAGTGATAAAGGTCATCAATTCCATGAAACACCATTTCATTATCAACGCAATATTTCACAATATAAAAAAATCTTCTGTTAGATGGTATGTTCATTCTTCAGTGCTTTCTTGTTTTAAAATATTTGCTAGCATTCCATGAACCACGTCGGTTCCAGTTTGCTTTGTCACGCTGACTTCAAGTTCTCTCTTGACTCCCCATCGTTGAGGATAACGTCTTTCGAGGATCCAAGCGGCAGCCCTCCAATCTCCAAACTCTCTTATGGTATCGAGAAGTGTTGCCTCAACATCGGACTCAGTCGCATTAACAAACTCTTTGAACTCAGGTATCTCTTCGAGCCATCGATAGTATGTTGCTCTTCCAATGTTGGCCGCTTGACAAGATGCTTCAATGGTGCATCCTTTTCTCAAGTATGTGCATATGATCATGGCAACATCATCAGAATACTTGTATGGCTGAATCTTGCGTGCACGCGAAGACTGTGTATCGTTTGTATTATTATTATGACTCATAGCTTCACGCCTTCCGAATTCAGTCAAGTCTTTTGGATTCATTTTGAATTGTTTCTCCATGGTTGATTGACAAAGGAATTAACTTCACCTGGTGCAGTCTCCCACTTGTAATCACTTTGAGCAGCATCTTGAGGTTTATCCCAAGTCCAAGGATCCAAGACTTCAACTGATTTTACTTCTTGAAGAGATGGAGATGGAGATGGAGCAGCTTTATATTCAGTTTGATGCTTTGGTTGCTGACTTCGATCGGGTCGAGTATGAAATTCAACTCCTCTCATCAAGACAGACCAATCAGTCCTATTCTCTCCATTGTGAAGATATGATCTTGATTCCATTTCTCCATGGACTGATAACTTGCATCCTTTGACAAGTGATCGAGCACAACGTTCAGCGAGCTCACCAAAAGCGACGACCTTAAACCATGTTGTATTCTCTTGATTGTTGTATCTCTTTGTGACTGCAATATTAAGTTTGATCATTGCCTTGCCATTTTGAGTTGTCTTGATTTCGGGATCTCTTCCGAGATTCCCACAAATATGAATATGATTGTATCCCATTATTGATCCTCAATTCTTATTATGTCTTTGGTATAAACTTTAAAACTTATATTAAAGATTCTTTCTATTGTATTTATTGCTTCTCTCCACTCAGTATTATTCTCACGAACTTCCTTAAGGAAATTATCGATGTTATTCTCTCGAATTTCTTTAAGAATACTGCGTACTGTTCTTGTGTTTTCTTGAGTGCTTAATGTCATAGTTGGAACACGTTTCAAGTGAGCTTTCTCTACTGCTTGCTTAATTATTGTATCTTCTATCATTCGTCCTCGACTCTATCTTTTAAATAATCTCGCTGAAACGAAAGTCTTTGTTTTTGATTTTGCAAAGATTCGATTTCTTTATCAATTGAATCGACTTTTTCCTTTGCTTGCAAAAAGTTGGAGTGTTGCATCATTTCGATTCCAAGTGACAAAACAAGTCTTGTTGCAGCACTAAACGAAAAATATTCTTGTTTTGCAATTTGAAGAATGAATGCTGATTGCTCTTGGGTCATGACGACTGTTTTATTTACTAATTGTGTTTTCATGTTTTTCTCCTTTGTGTTACTGTGACAAAACAAAACTAATAAGTCAATAACTAAGTGAGTTACTTATGAAGAATAAAAAAGAATGCCTTGGATTTGTTACACTGATTGACAGTATGGGAGACTGTGTTTCGATTGTGAATGCTGCTCGAATCAGCTTTGGCAAACGACGTGAAGGACAATTAACAGAAGATGACAAAAGACTTATAAAGTATCTTTGGAATCATCAGCACACATCACCATTCAGACATGTAACATTCACTTTCCACATTAAAGCTCCAATCTTTGTATTGAGGCAATGGCAAAAACATCAAGTCGGTTGCAGTTGGAATGAGATATCAGGTCGATATGTTAAGTTCGATTATGAGATTTATCAGCCTGACGAATGGAGAGAATCAATCAAGAATGTAAAACAAGGAAGTGGAGGATTGTTGAACAATCAAAAAGATCCTGGCGACTTATATCGATGGAGCATCCAACATCAGTATTCAGTTTACAATCAATTGATTGATATGGGAGTGTGTCGAGAACAAGCACGTCTTGTATTACCATTAGCAACTTATTCAGAGTGTTATTGGACTTGTACCCTCCAAGCCTTAGTTCACTTCTTGAAGTTGAGACTTGCTAAGAATGCACAAGCCGAAATTACTTTTTATGCTGAAGCAATCAGAGCGATTCTTGAAAGAGATGATGACATGAGATTCTTGATGGAGGTTTGTCTTGACTCGAAATGAAATAGAACAGTTAATCATGAATCACTCAAAGTCAATCAATGCTATGTCAATAAAGATGACAATGACTTCACCAGTGGAAGCCGACGACTTATTTCAAAACACTTGTATTCGATTAATTATCAAACATGAGAAGTATGTGCAGAGACAAAAGTCTCACTTCTTGAACTTTGTCAAAGTAGTGATGATGAGATCTCATCTCCACATGATTCGAAGTCATAAGACCAGAGCGAGCAAAAGTAAGTCATACACTCAGTATAAATCAATTGCTTCTCGTTCATATAATATCAGTGATGCAAATCTTTTATATGAATCAATTACTGAATTATTAAGCAGCGACTATGAGATCGATATTGTCAACATGCTGATTGATGGATTCTTGTTTCGTGAGATCGCTGATAAGTATCAAGTACCCAAGGAGACAATCCATGGAAGGCATCGTCGTGTTAGAAAACGATTGAGGAAGGCGTTGCTTTGAAATGGATCAAGCATTGGCTGAAACATGCTGAACTTATATCTTCGATGTCACCTTGTCCACGTGCTCAAGTTGGTGCGTTCATCATTGATAATAATAATAATCCAATCAGTGCCGGTTTCAATGGCCCCCCTCGAAAGTCTTCATCAAGTCTTTGCAGTGATGATCATGAATGCTCTCGAGATATTATGAAGATCGAATCAGGTACAAGAACAGAAGTCGGTTGCCATCATGCTGAACAGAATGCAATTGCAAATGCTGCTCGAAAAGGTGTTGGGCTTGAAGGTACAACAATGATCATCAGCATACCTCCATGCCTTGCATGTGCTAAGTTAATTCATCATGCAGGGATCAAGTCAGTCGGTATCTCATCAATCGGATATTCTTTGGATGGTGTCGAGTATCTTTCATCAAATAATATTAAAGTCTTCTCATTGTCCCCAAACTGAAGTTCTGTTCAGTGGGCTTCTTCTATCTCGACCAGTCATCTCGATTGGTTGTTGGAACATCTCTTGCATTCTCGATAGAGCGGCATAGTTTCCCTCGAATAACTTATCTCTGAGTAAAGCAGGATATACATTCGTCGTGAAGATGACAGACATTCGACCCGACTTCCAACGTTCATATATTGATCCTATCAATTCGATCGTGGTGTTCTTGAACCAATCTGAATACTTGTTGACCCCTCCACCGAGTCCTCCAAACTCATCTAATAGAAGAACCTCAACATCATTCAAGAATTCATTTAAATAAGATTTAGAAGCATTGTCTGCCCAAGAATCTTTCTCTGCTTCGAATGTTCTATAATGATGAGCATACTTGACTCTGAATCCTTGTGAAGTCTTATGCTTTGCAATGATGTATAAGAGACTCGACTTTCCATTGCCTGGTCTTCCGTGCATCAAGAATGAAGGAGGTTGTGTAACTCGATCCCAAGATATCATTTCATTGAATGCATTCTCTTGAAGTGGACTATCGAATTCATATTCAGAAAGAGCAGCATTCAAAGCATCATTAGGAAGTTGAGCTCTTAATAATAGATTGAGAGACTTCTTCAGCTTTCCACAGTTGCGACATGGGATTGCATTGGGGCCATTGCCTTCTCTCACAAATTCATATCCTTCAACACAATAACAGGGAGGTTCATTGATTGCGATGCATCGATTCATTCCTGCTTTTATTAAATCATATAGATGATATTCATCAGGATTGAAGTTCGACCAGTCTTGATCTTTTGGCATCTCAACTCGATCTCGATTTGGATCTTGAATAAACTCTGTTAATGAATTTAATAAATTCTTTAGCTCTGGACTATCTCCTAATCTATCCATCATGATCTCCAAGTCTTTTTAATTTGTGCAGTTGATCCATATAAATCAAAGTCTTCTCTGATCTCTGCTTTCTTGAACGCTTCAAAGATTCTTGCTTCATTCAATACATTTGTTTCAATCGTCTTGTGATGATGTGCCCAACGTCTTTCAATCTCAAGTCTTCGATGTACTGCTTTTAAGACATGAAGAGGAACCTTGCCACGATCATCACACACATGAGATAGATTATTGAATTCTTGGTTTGAAGTATATTCCATTGCTTCTTCTTTTGTCACAAGTTCAAGATCTTCCTTATTGATATCTATTGTATTATTATTGTTATTATTGTTATGTGGGTCATTTTGACTATCCCCATGGGTCATTTTGACTACTACTAATGGGTCATTTTGACTATCCCCATGAGTCATTTTGACCATGTCATTTTGACCCTGTGTCATTTTGACCATGTCCTTTTGAGTCAATAATGTTTTGATATTAACCTCAATAGTTGTTTCATTTGATTTGATATTAACTTTGATCCAATTCAACGACTTCAGGCGTTCAATGATTCTGTATAGTGTTTTTCTCTTAACATCATACTTCTTACTTATATATAAAAGTCTGACTGATCCTTTCCATGTTGACCAATTCACATTCTTTAAGATGCAGATCATCACGAACTTATCTGCCGGCTTAACATCTCTCGCTTGCATTATGAGAGACTGGACTTCGAATTCATTCATTGCTTACTCCTTTTATGTAGCATTCAATCATATTGTATAATATAAGTAATTCTGTCAACAAAATACTTTATTTCTTTTTTTATAAAATATTATTTGACAAAGTAAATATATTATTCTAATACTTGATCATCTCAAACGAGGAGGACAACATGAGCAGATTAAAACGACGAATCAAATCGTCTTTAGCAAGTCAGGGATACACCATGACTCAACTTGCTGAGAATATGAATATCACACAACCAAGGCTCTCAAATTACTTGAGAAGTCAAACAATGAAAATGCATACAGCTTTGAGAATCGCTGACAGTCTTCAAGATATGACTGGCATTCAACTTACTCTTAATGATTTTAGAAAGGATGAAGACCAATGAATAGCATTCCTTTTCAAGTCGGTGATCGTTTTCTTGATCTCAATAATGATGAGATCTTTGAGATTAAACAAATGGAGGAATGCATCATGCATCAATTCAAAGCACCATCTATGAAAGTTTATTCTTATTTCTTACAAGGCAGCCAAGGCAACGAGCACGAACTTGATCACTTTGAACTCATCAACTTGATCATCAATGACACACTTATCGAGGAGCTTTAAATGTTATATGCAATCATCGCAGTTTTAATCATCGCTATTCTTTTCATGTTAGAAGAAAAGGAGCCAATCACAATCAGCAAGTATTCAAGAGTGATCAATCATGATGTCACCTTGGCAATCTTTGAAGCAATGAAACGCATCGAAGAAAAAGAAGATGAGGACATTCAATATCTTTTGAACCAAGGCAAGATCACAAAAGAATCTATTGAAAGCAATGCTGATAATATTTTATTTGAGCAAGGTGAATTCCCTGCTGAAACAACCTGCTTGGACGGTCGAGACTTTGCAAAGCTCGTCGTTGTATATGAAAACAACGTGAGGGGAGCAACACAAGATCAAGTCCGTTGGTTACTCACCTCAATATATCGATCTTAATCACACTCATAAAAAGGAGCAAACAAATGTTAAATCAAGATACTATTACACTAATTCAAAACCTCAGTAAAAACAACAACGATTTCGATGACAATGTCAAAGCGTTCTTAACGTTCGGCCATCTCTTTGAGAATAATGTTGCTGTCACACTTGCAAATACTTATGTGATCAGCGGCAAACCTGCACTCAATGCCGATGCAATGTGTGGAGTTGTACGACGTTATACTGATACTGATGGAGTCAAAATCTGTGCATACATTCGAGTCATTGAGTTGACTGAAGATGGCTGCATCATTGGCACCAAGCGACGAGATGAGCTTGACTTTGATATTGAACATCAATGGACGTTCACTGCTGAAGATGCTGACAAAAGAGGACTGTTAAAACAACGTGCTTGGAAGACTATGAGAAAGTCAATGCTTCATAAGAGATGTTTGACAGCATTATTAAGAGCAGTATATCCCGAGATCATTGGCCAATCTTATAGTCCTGATGAGCTTGCTGAGAATATGATCACTGATGAGAAGTTGAGAGATGAGATTATGTTCGCATCGGCAGAAGGAACTCGACCACCCAAAGAGGTTTGATCCTCGTTTACATTCTTTACGCAAGCCTTGTAAATCAATCACTTGTAAAATCTCCCAAATGGGAGCGAGCGTTTATTATTAATAAGTTAGAGAATAATTATGGGCAAAAGAAAATACTATAAAAAAAGTCAGATCATTAAATATTGGTTTCATGAAGGCAGAGAAAGATTGCTTAAGAATTACCCTTTACTAGGTGAATGTATTGAATGGGACACCCCTCATTGTTTTGCTTGTGATCGAACAGCCATTGATCCCGAAGATTTAAAATATAAATGCTCTGTTCCTTGCGAGCTAGGAAAGTGTAACTGTGTTAAAAATTGGGATAAATCAAGAGTCGTTCTTGAAAAATGTCATATTATCCCTTTGGCTTTAGGAGGACTAGATGAAATATCGAACATTGTTCTATTGTGTCCTGAATGCCACAGACACAATCCAAACATCAACAATGAAGAACTATACTGGCTTTGGATGAAAAACACTGAGAGCTACTGTATTGCAGATAATAGAAAATTTCATAATGCAATAACAGTATTTGAGATTGATCAGGATTATTTTAGAAGCCATTCAGAGGCTATTAATAAAATAAAAGAAGAACTCATGAATGATGAGTCTTTTTATTACATCATGCCAAATGCATTATCTAATCATTATGGGACTGCCCCTGTATATACGGGAGTGCTTTGTTTAATAAAAGTAGCAATCGAAAAGCACAAAGAACTTCAATCATCAAGTGATCAGCTTTCATTATTTTGATTTACATAAGTATACTATTGTGTTAACACGTTCTTAGACATTTCCTGTGAACTTCACAGTCAAGAAAGATCCCGTCTGACGCCAATCTTAAATCTTAGGGATCTTTCTTGTATGTGGAGTTTTTAAAAACTTAAAGTACATTCCCCCCCCGAACAAGCAGGTTCCAAAACTGGATTCTCTCCATGACCTTCGACAAATAAATTGACCCCCTGCCAATCAATCGAAGCAAGATCATTCCAAGTCTTCTCTGAATCATGACCATCGACGACAGTTTGATAAGGTGCCATATCATACAAGTGATCTGCAACATATCCGAGAAGTGCAACCCCTCTCAATGCTTCTCGATGATCCCAAATGAATGAAGCAACATCATTCCATTCATTGTCTTTGACTGTGCAAGTATTACTCACATTATGAGTCAGACCTTCAACCCTCGTTTGTGTGCTACCAGGTAAGACCCAATTCTCATATACTGTCTTAACTCTTTGAAGATGAGTCATTGCATTTGATGATTCTCGAGTGATGCTTCCTTTAGGAGCTTGACATGCAAATGAAATGATACCAGTGTTCTCATCGTGATCATGACACGCTTGAGGAACTTTGCTCATGAGCTCCTGCCATATCGGATTGACTTTCGATATTCTCATTCGTCGGATATACTTCTTCGCATGATGTGGATGGATACCTGATGAGATACCACCGGCCACGGTTGAAGTATTGCCACTTGGTTTCACACATGTTGTTCTTGATGCTGACTTGATATTGATAATCTTTGCGACTCGCTGATTCTCTTTGTTGACAATCTCTGCTCCTGCTTTCAAAACATCAGCACGAAACGAGATTTCATTCTCACACATACCAGTCATGCTGACACCGAGGAGAGCTTCTCTTTCAAGTATTCTCTGACTCGTATATCCAAGATATCCAGTTTGGGTATAAGCCGCTTGAAGTGTTCCGATGAATGCTGCCGCTTTGCACGCTTCAAAGAATTGATTGATTGTTTCATTCTTTGACATATTGATCTCTGTAAGATTGCAACCCTGCCAACCACTTCGATATTTATATCCCATTCTTTCGAATGACTTTCTATTCTCAAGCATCTCAATTGAAACATGTTCGACAATATTTCCATTCGGGTCTTTGATCAGCATTCCAAGAAGGCCAATCTCAGCACATGGATTCGTCCCATGCTCTTTACTCTTGAAGAAAGCGACACCAGGTTCTCCCCATTGCTTTGATGCATCAACGATCTCATCAACAATTTGTCTTTGTTCATCTCCATCAAGAATGAT